CAGTTAACTCTTCCGCGTTTTCTGATACAACCGCCAAGTTTCCTGAAGCCAGTGCAATCTCTTGTAGACTAAATGGCACCGATCCTGCAAACGTTGTTAGTGCCTCAAATGCTTTGGCACCCTCTTGTGCCGAACCAAATAAGAACTTAAACCTTAATTGTAATGACTCTACTTCCTTACCAACACTTATCAGTCCCTTTAAGAACTTGGCTGTACCTATGGCCGCAAGTGCAACTCCTGCCAATGTGGCTGCTCTGCCCAATGACATCAATGCTTTTTGATTAGCACCTAACGCCCGTTGCAATCCTTCTACGTCTCTTTTGCCTTGTACAGTAGCCTTTATGTTGTAGTTCTGTGTCGTCATCGTCTTTTACCTTTTTGTTTCATCTTCTGCATCTGCTTATTGGCCGCATCTGCTTCAGCTGTGATATATGCTAACCACATATCAATCTCCAACGTTGTCAGCTCCATAACTTGTGATAGTGTTAGTTTTAACCTATCAGCCAACATCATTAAGAACTTGGTCTCAACGTTGGAACTTATTCCTTTACAAGTACATCAACCTTTGGCTTTAGAGCCGCATTGTTGATCTCTCCTGCAACCTTAGTAATAACACTTGGGTCTGCCTCGTTCATAAGCACGGATCTGTCCGCTTCGTCAAATATACGTTTTCCTTTGCTGTCTAGTGCTTTTTGGATTACGGATTCAACTAATGCTTCTACTATCTGTCCTTTAGCCTGCATCTCCAATACCTTTGACTCTACTCTAAATGGATATGTTCTCTTGTAGTGTATGTCCATATCCCATTCCTTTACGTGTAGCTTCAAAGCTTCTCCATCTATCTCTTTGTGATAGTGTTTTGTGATCTTATCTATTGTTATACTCATCTTGTTATTTTTCCTCTCTGTCTTGTTGACACTGCCCTAACCGCTGGTCGGTAAAAACCGTTAGGTGATTGTTTCGAATAGCCTTCATCAAGTCGCTTAATGTAAGGGACCTTATTGGTCAACTTATAGTCGGTGTTTGATTTCTTGTTCAAACGCCAGTTGCTTCTTGCCCGACCTGATTGTTTCGGTGTAAATTTCTTAACCGTCTTAAAAAGATCATTGGCTATCGAGCGAACAGTTTGATTTAATATCCGATTAAAATCAGCCGTTGCTTTTGTCGTACTAGGTGATACACTAACTTTTAACAAGTGTGTATCCCCTATGCTGTTGCCGCGATAGTAAGTTCGCCCGTTCCTTGGAACGAAGCAGTAGCCTCTACCATACCATCGAAGGTACTAGTAATTGAAAAACCGGTGATTATAACTTCACCTGTTAATGTCATACCAGTTGTCTCACCCGATGGGTACAACTTGATTGTAGCTGGAGCAGATCCTTGCGTTCTTAAAGCCTGTTGCGCCGCATCACTGTCTCTCATAAAAAGATCCATTGTGCCACTGTAATCAGTTAAGCCCGCTTTGTAAGTTCTGTTTCCGCCTGAAGACATATTAGTATCTTCAATTGTTTCTGTGTTAAGATCAATACTAAAAGATCTCGCAGAAGCCACATTTGTTAATGAACCGCCAACGTCGAATTCGACTCTGCCTGATTCACCTGTGTATGTTGTGTTATTAAAAGCCATTATTCAGCCTCCTCTTTGTTTGTTAAGTCTTGGGGTCCATCCAAACTTATGTTTGTTCTTGTCTTTAATGCTACCACTTCATCAACTTCTACTATTGCCTTCTTGGGTACAATCCTTTTAACCCTTGACGCCTTTGCTCTTGCTGATGATGTCTGTAGCACCGATGGTTTGTTGTAAGACCAACCATCTTTCAGTCTTGCTTGTACTTCTTGATGCACTACAAGTTCTGAATTCCCTAATCTGTCCCATAATTGTATTTTCATTATAGCACTCCTTTAACATATTGATAGGCACACTGTGCCGTTATTATTACTTCTCCTAAAGGTAGTTCTCTTTCTACTACCTCTACGTTTGTAATTCTTGTACTTACATTGTGTATGTTTGCCGCCGTAAGTGTTATGTCTCTGTCTCTCGAAACTTCTAAGATCTCTTCCACACGTTCTACCATCTCGTTCCTCAACGTGTCTATCTGTGTGCCACGCACATAACATTTCAACTGTACTTCAAGCACACCCTGTCTTAGGTCTGTGGATATGTCCTCTCTTGCTTCGCTCATTGTGTTCACAAGTATTGCTGGGAACTGTGTAATTGCAATCTTGCTAACTTCAAAAAACTCTCTGCTCACTAACCCCGGTGCAGGATTGGTCATATTCTGTAGTTGTTGAAAAATGTTTGTTGTAATATTTTCTCTTGCTGACATTATCTAATAAGCCTACCTTGATAAAAGGACTGTTTTTCCGAGTCTTCGTATGTACCACTACTATCTAAATCGTAGTTTACGCCGACTTGTAAAATGTCATCAAACTCCTCATTAAATTTTTCTTTGTAGTATGCCATCTTCTCTCTGAACGTATCGCCTTCTACCTCAAACGTTGATAAACGGGGATATATGTACTGGTACAACACGTGGTAAACTGCCGCTCTCGTAAATTGACTTGAGTCTAACTTACTTGGTGAAAGTTTTGTGTCTATGCCTCCTAGCACACTTATATCTCTTGTTCCGTAATTGGCTGTAGGCCACCAACGAATGTTTAGTAGTCTTATAATGTCATCGTATGTTTTGCTGTGTAGATCGGTGTAGTCTTGTATTCCGTAGTTCTTAATGTCCGGTGCGTATTCAAGTATGTCCGAGTCTTGTGCGAATGTTGCCATCGTAAAAGTCCTTCTTTTTAATTAATACAACAAAGTCCTTCTTTGTTGTAAAGTTATTTATTACTTAATTCTTGTAGCAGGTGTTCTTCTGTAATTACAGGGAACTGCACATCAGGGGTAGCACCATTAACTACTGCTACATCTAGCCCGTGCAGTAATCTTTCAATAGTTTTTTTAATGTTATTGGTGAATTTTCTTTGTGTGCCTTTGTTGTATATATGGTCATCACTGCTGTTATCACTTAATCCCCAGTCGCAGCCAATAATGTATATTTTCTCGTTGGCTACTGCCATTTTTTGTGCCGCCCAACAAGCAATGACGCCGCTGTTCCCGCCACCAATACGCAAATCACGTACTGTTATCCAATTAGGGTACTGTGCATCTGGACGTGTGTAGTATAGACGTGCTGGCTGTGTTTTTATGCTGTGTACAACTTCTGTATCAAACGCACACACCACATCAACGGCTCGAACCTGTTCTATGTAGTTGCACCCTATCTCTAACTTCTGTTGGGGCAACGTATCAATCAATTTGTCCCTGCTAGGACCATTAAACCAAATAATCATAACGTCGTAAAAAAAGGGGAACATTTCTGTCCCCCCTTTAGTTTGAGCGAGATACAAATTAACAATTAGTTAATTTGGTTATCTCCCAATATTTTAACACCATAAGAGTTGTGTAATACTTGAACTCCATATACAGATGTTGCAACAATTTCCTCAGCTCTTAAGCTCGCGTCTCTCTGTGTCTCTACTTTTAAGTTAGATGCCACAGCTAAACCTAATGCGTCTCTTGAGAAGACTGCATTCGTGCTAGATGTTGAAGAACTTTCTACTACATTCGATGTTTCAAATATGTCTATGCCGGCGATTCTGCCGATAAAGCCTTCTGTCATCGCTTGGTTTACAACCGATGATGCATTTGGATTTACGAACGTGTTAGTTAAAGTTTTCTTGATGTTGTAGATCGCTTTCGGGTTGAACACACCGTAGTATGGTCCTGGTACGCCTGCCGCTTTTAGTGTAGAGTATGCTTTGAAAAGATCTGCTACTACTAATTCAGACTGCGTGTCAGTTGCGCCGTTGATCTGTGCAGTGAATGAATCAAATAATCCAGTCAATGCTCTGTCGTGTCTTTTTGCAATTGCCTCACCGAACAGTTTTCCCAAGTCCGCAACAACGTTTGATACTGAGTGGTTTTTAGCCATATCAGTCAATGTTGTCATTATACCTGCTTCTGTTAGTGTGATGTTTGCTACGCCAGTAGAGATCTCTGTGTTTGTTAAGTCGTTGTTTTCAGCCACATCAGCAGAGATTGTTTGTACTGGGTATAGAGGTACTTGTAGAACTTTTCCTGAGTTTGCAGGGATACTAAAGTTTTTTACAAGACCTGGCATAATTGAAGTCTCAGATGCAACAAACATCGCTTCCTGTACGATGGGTGCAATTAGATCATTCAATGTTGTTAGTGTTGTTTCGTTAGCCATTGGTAATGGTTTCCTTTTTGTTAGTTGTTAAAAAAAAGTTTAATAGCCGAGCGTTTTTCTGTGCTCTGCATAAACTTTTCTGTGTTCCGGATTATTCATATCCAGTTTGTTTAAATCAACTTTCGAAGCACCATCTGTGGTTGTGTTTGATTTAGTCCCGCCACCTGCTGGTCCTGCCGCAACAAAATGAGAATTAGATCTTAAAAAATCTGCAATTAACCCATCCGGCGTCATAGCATCGCCATTTTCAGTATAACGTGTCTGTTTTGATAAAGGATCTATAACTTCTACCGAGCCGTCTTCATTCATTTTAAGTTGATCTTTTACAAGTCTTACAACTTGCTCTGGATTGATTGCTTTGTGTTTGCTAGCCGCATTCAACAAGGCACCATCAACTTTAATGTTAGACAGTTCGTTTGTTAAGTTATTGATTTTAGAGTTTGCTTTCTCGGCTTGCTCTCTCAATATCATTTCAAACTCACCCTTTTTCTTTTGCTCTTCTATCTTGGATTGCTCCTCCTTATCAAGCAAATTCTTGTAGTGATTTACATCAACACCATCAAACTTCTTTAACACTTTGGACTCAGTCGTATGTTTGACTTTGGCCATTATGTTGTCAACGTCTTCTTGTGTGTATGTCTTCGTGGCTTGATCTACCACGTTCTCCTGTGATGGGGTATTTTTTGTTTGTTCCGGTTGTGCCACAGTAGCAGTTTCCGTATTCAAATTCGATGTTTCTTGACTCATCGTGTCCTCCTGTTATTGTCTCGGGCAGTATGTCCCGTTATGTGTTTATTTATACGTTAATAGAACTGTGTGTAGTCTTTTATGCCCCAAGCCTTGTAATAGCCTGTGATCTGCATTTTTTGTTGTGCTTGTTTCAATTTGTTTAGATCTTGTATGAAAATTAAGGGTGCCTTGCCAAAACTAAAGCTCACACCTTTGTGCTTACCACTGTTGTCAGGGTGGTCATACATCACTGCAAACGTTTTATTTTTTGTGTGTGCTTTCTTGCAGATGTCCGCAAGTTTGTTCTCAGTTATTTTGTGATTAAAATATAGGACGATAACGTCCATATGAAAAATATTAAAAAGGCTACAACAATGATTAATCTGAGCCAACACATCTTCCTTTGCCACTGCGATCTGTATTTTATTATCTTCGAGTGTTCTCTTTGCAAACGGACAGATTGGCGCTCCACTCTCTTTATGAGTTTTGCTAACAACCTGTCCGATCCACTTCTCAATGTCTTTACTTCCTACGTCCACTTGGCTTTTTTGGTTTACGTTTGCCTGACATTGGTTTTCTTCTTCCGCTTTTTTTAGATCCTGGCATTGTTAGTTCCTCCTTTA